CCATTCAATGTACCAACAAACTTAGTGTTAGTTGGAGCTTCGAATGTACCTTCTGTAGTACGAGCAAAAGCACTAGTAGTTGCACTCTGTAGAACAGTCAATGCAGCACTTGATACAACAGCCCAGTTACCAGCACCACGACGAGTGCGTTGTGCAATCAAGTTAGCAACACGGTTGATAAGAACAGCTAGAGCAGCGTGTTCGTCACCAACATAAGTAGCTGTACCACTAACGGTAGCTTGATTATATGTGAACTCTGTACTTGCTAATGTGCGTAGAGATAAAAGAATCTCTTGGTCAATTTCAGCAGTAATCTCTTGTGCTAAAGCAGCCATAATTTCTGCTTCTACGTCGATACCATGTTGACTCTGTGCATCTTGCGCAGCTTCAAATGTCCAACGAGCTTGCAACTTACGACTCTTAGCTTCAACAGCCTGGCGTAGAATCTGAACAGAAATCTGACGACCGCCGTTACCTTCTAATGTAGCTGTAGGTGCTGCTGTGTAGCTAGTAGCTGTGTCACCAGCGGAGCCACTTGGCTGACGAGAATAAGCCTGAGCAATTTTGAATGGGCTCAATGCTTCTTCACCAGCTGTTACACTTGTTTGTGCAGCACTGTTGTCTGTTAAGCTGTTAGCATAACGAACTCTTAATGTGTGGATCTGACCAACAGGACCAGTCATTGGCTGAACGCCTACCAACTCGTTAGCGATAACTGTTGGCATTACACGACGGATAACTGGAAGAATAACGCGGTTTAGTGTAGCGATATTACCTGCAGTTGTTGTACCTGCTGAAGATTCCTTCAATAGTGCTTTTTTAGTATTTTCTAAAATAACACCCATCGTTGAACGACGATTACCTTTTAAGCCTTCTAGTAGGGCTTCTTTAGTCTCGTCCCAACGGCTTTCTAATAGAACTTGTGACATTTAATGTTTCTCCTATATTATGTCTTTTAATTTTAAAGCCCTGCCAGGCGCTTGAGTTCGATAACATTAGATGTTTCTTCGACTTCAACTTGTTTCTTGGCAGCTTTATCCCCAGTAACTTCTACTACACTTTCACTGATCATTGCCTTTTGTTGTGGCTTTTTCTCAGCTCCTGTGTTTAGAACTGCTGGTAGATACTTATCGAAAGCAGCTTTCAATTTTGGTGTCTGCACGCTTTCTAGTAAGTTCTTCATTGTAGAAGCTTTTTCTTCGTTTAATGTACCGATTAACTCAGCCATTATTTTTTCACGAAGGTTAGATTCTTTAATGATACGAACTTCACGTTCCTTACTTTCAACTAATTTTTTAGTTTCGTTGATTTGTGTGATTGATTCAGCTAGTTGAACTTCTTTCTGTTGTAAAACAGACATTAACTTGCGTGTTTCAGCTTTCTCATTGAGATGAGTGACTGAAAACTCACTAGCAAATGCTTCGAATAGACGACGACCAAAACTGTTCTCACGAGCAACTTTGATATCTTCTTTCAACTGGCTTAATTCACCCTTTAACTGTCCTGCTACAGCAACAGACAACTTCTTAGCACTTTCAGCAACAAATTTTGCTTTTAGTGATTCTAATTGTTTGCGTCCTTCAGCAACTAATTTGACTTTTGCTTCAACAACTGCTTGCTTATCCTGCGCAAATTCTTTAATTTCACGAGAAAGAGCATGAACAATAAAATGTTCTAGCTTTTGTTGATTTTCTTTTGCAATTATACGATCAGCACGAAGTTCTTTAATTTCTTCAGCTAGTTTAGTAACCATAAAATTATTGAACTTTGTTGCACTTTCACGCAACTTAACTTGTGCTTTTACTCGGTCTTCATTCATTGCTTGTCTTTCAGTCTGAAATTCAGAAATTTCAGTTGTTAGACTTTCTGTAACCATTTTGTCAAGGGCTTCAACCATCACAGTTCTGTCATGCTCATACTTTTGTGCAAATTCTTCACGCAATTCAATACGAACTTGATCTCTAGCCTCATTTAATTTAGATTCAAATGCTTCGCTTATTGCAATGCTAGTATCTTCATTGATGATTCCAGAGTCAATCAATGGTTTGAGTTGTTCAAACATTGTTTTCCCCTTTATTTAATTGCACGTTTGACTCCGTAGCTACGAGCGTTTTAGGAATGAATTTCCATCCATTCTTATTGTTCTTTGTCCATCTTAATATAGAAACATCAGAAACATTGAGTTCTTTTGCTGCTTCTTTTGAAGATGTAAACTTTGTTCCATCTGGTCCAACATAGTATCCCTTCCAAGACGGATTCTTTTCACCGAATTTTTGTTGACTCAGCATTTTTCTAACTTCTTCTTTTTTAGCAGGATTAGTATCCCCCATACACTTACCTTTTCTATTACCATTTGTTTTTAAGGTGCTTGCATATTTTGCTACTCTAGGATCAGATAATCTAAGACCTTTGTTCCAGGACGGTCTACCATACATGTGATTTTTTTCACCAGTCTGAGACAATGCCTTGGTCATCAATCTTTCATCAATATTCTTATTCAGGCCCTTCATCCAGCCAACTTGTAATCCTGTTTTTCCTTTATTCCATGGAATAGGTGAATAATAATTACCATCATTATTATGACCGTTAAAACTTCTTGGATCTTTTCTAGCGTCAAATAATTGCAAGATTTCAGTCTCTAATTGATACATTTCCTCAGGTGTTCCTGTCGCAATAACTTCTCTTTTCCAATCAGATTTAGATTCTAATATCATTGGTTTTACTCTATCACTAGAACACAAGTAACCATCATCAGGATTACAACCCTCAGCCGTTCGTGAACCTATATACCACATTAAGGATGGTATATGAGTCCATTTGTAAATGAAGGCTACTGTTTGGTTCATTTTAATTTCATGTCCTTAATCAAGCGAACCATTTCTTCACGAATATAGCGTTGTGCTTTCGCATCTGATGCTATGTTTGTACCCTTAAGATTATCAATTAACTTGTGCCCGTGTCTCATGTTTAATAAAGATTCGTAAATTGCTTTGGGATACGCTGCCGGGGCCGAGGGTTGCGCAACAATATCAACAGTGACTATTTCAAAGTCACTGACTTTGCCGTCATAGTCGTTTACATTACCTGATCCACGACTAGAAACGCCTAGCTTTACACCACTCTGTAGCATAGTTTTGACTAACTCGCCCATTGGAGTAGGTAATATTTTTAGTTTACCAAACCCATTTGCACCATCCATCCACATTTGAGTAATCATATGTGATACACGGTCCAAATTGATTTTTAAATCATCAGGGTGATCGACTTCACCCAAAACACTGTATCCTTCTTGAATCTGTGTATTCAATGTTTCAACTGCACTCTCAATCTCAGATACGGGGTAAACACGCTCATTTGCGTTTTTAACCCCGCCCTGAATGAAAATCCCTTTCATGTATAGGGTTTTCAGACTGCCATCACCTTCACTTTCGACCACCATTTGTGCGCGGTCGAATGTGAGGTTTTCTTTGAGATACAAAGCCATTGCTCTCAGATTCCCTTAGATACGCTTCTTGATAACTTTTTTGCTTTCAGCAACAGGACTCTTGTCGTTCATGCCGCTAGCTTGTGACTTAGTTGGAGCCGGAGCCTTATCTAAATCTTGACCTTTGTGTCCAGGGCTGTTTTTGAATGATCCAGCACCTTTAACTTGTGTCTCGCCTTTAGCGTATGCATTGCTTGGGCCTTTAGGGCTTGTTGGTACAGTTTCTGCGGCACCTGCAAATTTAACTGGCTTGCTATCCATACCAGCTTGACCACTATTGGTTAAATTTGGGCTCTTTGTTTGAACGCCGTTGTCACCATGTGTAACAGAGACTTTTTGAAGTTGTACAGCTTCCATCATTTCTTCAGAAGATTCTTCTTCGTCACCAAAGTCTTCATCGCCCATGTCATCATCGCCCATGTCGTCGCCGCCCATGAGTTCTTCGAATTCAGCCATTAATTGATCTAATTTATCTTCTAAATCAACTACACGGTCTTCTAATTCTTCCTCACCACCCATTTCATCATCACCTTCGATATCGACAACTTCTTCATCTGACTCACCATCAGACTCATCGTCCATATCCATTTCTAAATCTTCTTCTTCTTCGGTCATGCCTTCTTCTTCAGCATTGATCTCATCTAATAGATCGCCTACTTGTCCGCCCATGCCTTCATCCATACCCATTTCTTCATCCATCATAGATTCATAAATCTCACGAGATTTTTCTACTACGATATCATGAAAAAGAGTACGCGCTTGTTCTTCGTTTTCATTGAGAATTAATTCAATGAGTTGTTCAAATTTTTTGTTATCCATTATTTTGTTCTCCTGATAAAAATGGCTTGCTAGAGTTATTTATAGCATATACTTAAAAATAGCTCTAAATGTGTGTATTTTTAGCGTTTTTGCTAAAAATTGGAGATTTTAGTTACATTGCTGGTTGAGCCTCTGCTTTTGGCCCATATTGTGCATGTACTTTTTTTAGATAACTTTGTTTTTCGTAGTTTCTAACATCGTTCATTTTACGCAATTTGCGTATTTGTTTTAATGTTAGTTTTGTTTTTCTAGACTCACGCCACTTAGGTTTGCTGTTATCAGATTCTACATCTTGATAACCAGGTACAGCATGATCAAACATTTCAAACAATTTCATTTTGGATAATTCCTATAAAGTATTTATCACCGACTAATAAATTAAGGATTACCAAACTATTATAATCCAGGGGCGCCGCCTGGTGGAACATTAGCTACTGGAGCTGATGCAACTGGTCCTGCAACTTCAGGTGCTTCGATTTCACCTTCTTCTGCTTCAGGTGGCTGATCCATCATTTCACCAGCTTGTGCATCTGCTTCTATATCACCTGCACTTACACCAATACTTCGTAAATCGTTACCCTTAGGAGTTTCTTTTTCAACTTCGTCATTTTCTTCACGCCATAATTGTTCATTTTTAGCGATTTCTTCTTCAGTTAACCCTAAGAATCGTTCTAATGCAAAGCGTTTGCTTATATATGGATAAGCTTCCATTGAAGTAAATGTAGTAACTCTAGCGGTATCTAGCTCACTTTGGCGATAAGCAGCAAAGTTTTGAGGTGGATTGAATTCTAATGTAAACAATCCACTGTCAATATTAAACCCTCTCCAACGCAGAAATAATTTAAATTCTTCATCAAGTTTTTGGCTAATATATTTTTGCAATCTTTCGCAATATTGATTAAAGCGAAACTCTTGTATCATTGCTGTTCCAACTCTACCATCACTTAATGGAGTTGGATTGTCATCAGGTCCAGTTGGTAAATAACTACTTGGTACACGCAATCCACGAGCTAATCTGTTATTGAAGTAGCGCAAATCGTCAATTTCACCCAAATTTTGTCCACCGGGTAAAACTTCTACACTAGAACCACGACCATCAGCAGTTACAGGAAAGAAATAATCTTCATTCATGCTTAATGGATTATATGTTGCATCTAACATACTTTGTCCACCTTGACTACTTGGAATTCGTCTTTGGTGAATTTCATTTTTAATGCGTTCAACAAATGCCATAGCCATGTGACTTGGCATATTACCAACATCAATCTTAAACATTCTACGCTCAGGTGCTCGTTGCACACGATAGATTA